ATATAATTAATAAATATAATTAATAAATATAATTAATAAATATAATTAATAAATATAATTAATAAATATAATTAAATTAATAAACTAAATAAAATAAAAATAATAAATATAATAAGTATAATAAAATGATTACTATACATCCATTTGCCTATAAATATTTATGTACTACAACTAGTAACTTAGTAACATTACCATTAGATATTGCACAAACTAAAATATTAAGTGATAGAGAGAAAATATTTAGTTTTGAAGAATTTAAATGGCTACTATTATTTCCAATAATTTTTACAAGTCAAAGTATAGTGTATGATATTTTAAAAAATGTTAAAAATATATTTTTACGAGGAGCTATAACAGGATTAGTAACAAGTCCTGTATATATTTTCTTTGAAACAAAAAAATTATATTCAAGAACTAAATGTTATCCAGATTATTTTATTTATTGTAAATGGATTATTATAAGACAAATAATTTTTTACTCACTACTTTATAAATTATTTATTTCAAATATTATGTATCCAAAGATGGTTTCACCATTAATATCAAATACAATTGGTTTTCCTATTAAATTAATAGCATTAACTAGAGGATATGAGATTTTTAATATAGATAGAAAACGATTTAAATTATCTGCATTAACAGAAATATGTAAATCATCAATAAATGATGGATTATCTCTTTATCTTATATATAATTCTAATTTCTCTCCTTTATAGTTTGTAATAATTTATAATATAATTTATAATTATAAATATAATTATAAATTTTAATATTTTATATATTATATATGTCAATATATAACTTTGATAGAAATAATTTACTAAACTGGCTTACTGCGTTTGCTATATTTGAAATACCTATGTCATTATTCTATCTTTCTATTTCGTCCAAAAATGATACTATAACTAATTGGTATTCAGGCAAAGATATTAATATTTGGAATGTAATTGTTCAAGATTCTTTATATGTTATTTGTGGAATAATAATTGCATTAAGATTATTTAATTATCTTGTTAACAAAAAATTAGTATCAAAAAATTTTATCTATTTTATTTTAGTATTTATTTGTGTTCAGATAACAGGTGATTTGTTATTTGCGTTTACTATTAAAAACTGGCCAAATAAATATAAAACTTATTGGATTGAGTATTTTCAAAATTATATTAAAAAATCTGGGTTTAATGCATTATTTGGAGATACATTATACATAATTGCTTGGTCTTTAACCTTTTATTTTGTCACTAACTATATTAAACAATTTGATATAAAAATTTTTATAATATCCTTATTCTTTTTTATGGTTTCCGCGTATAGTGTTAGAAAGTAAATTATAATATTTTTATTTTTGGAGTAGATTTAAAAATGTAATAGGAGAGAGAAAATAGAATACCTCCCCAAATAGTATCAATTATTCCAATTAAAGGGTTCCAATTTTTAAAAATTGCCATGTTGGTTGTTTCATAAACTCCATAAATTGATAACCCTAATAAAAATGCATCTAAAACAGTTTGCTTTTTAAATACAATAAAATAGTATAGAGAGAAAATTAAAAATATATAACAAAATATAGTTGGTAAAATCTGCATTTTTAAATCAGACCCTTGTATTATTTTTATCATTTTTTGAAATTTTCCACTCATAGAGTATAAGTAAACCGAATCAATTAAAGTAAAAATTACTGACAATTTAACAATATCAAATAACATATAATATAACTTAATATTTAAAAATATATTAAATATATTGAATATATTTATCAGTATAAATATATTTATGAATAATTCAACTAATCATGTTTATAAATTAAATTATAATAATAGATTATTAAATAAAAAAATCGCTAATATCAATAGAATACTTAATGTTTTAAAACAGTGTAAAATTTCCAACCCTAATCATATTTCTAGCGATATAGCATTTTTCTCACAAGATATTAATCCTTCTGATTTTATAACAAATAATAATTCTACAACTAAATATAATATCCCAGATACATTAAATAGAAATATAAAATTAATATATGAATTATTAGGTGACCCACAGAGAGAAATTTATATTGGTGAATGGACAATTATGTCTTTACAAGAATCTACTAATCGTTATAAACATTTTTGTGAAAATGGTCAAAAAGATATATTTGATATAGGATATAGATATATTGGAATGGGTCATATAAATGTAATTAGTTGTGATTTAAAAAGTCATCTTTTATTTTATAGACCAGATGGTGGCAGTAATGGATATGAAAGAAATGATAACTATCAAAATATATTACAAAATGGTGCAGATAAATATGAAAAATTCTTTTTTAGTAAATGGTTTTACAACGTGAAATTATAGTTATCAAAATTACTTAAAAAAAAGCACTATAATTATATTATAATGAGTGGACTGATTCTACCAGTTACCCTTTTTGCTTCTTCTTTTATTCCATCAGTAAAACCAAATGTAAAATCATTCAACTATGTTGGTGATATTGCGCCATTAAATTATTTTGATCCACTTAAAATTAATAGTGAAACCAATTTTAATGAGGAACGTGTAAAATATTGGCGTGAGGCTGAGCTACAACATGGTCGCACAGCCATGCTCGGTGCTGTTGCTCTACCGCTGTTAGAATATACTAATCCTGGAATGCTTTCAATTAATTATCTATCAAACCTTGATTCTATGATGCAGTCGCCATTTTGGGTAGGAATGCTAGCATATGAGTGTGTTAGAATGGGAGTAGGTTGGACAAATCCATTTAGTGAGAAAGATAGTCTATTTACACTAAAAGATGAATATCAGCCAGGTAATCTATTTTCCTATGATAAAGAAAATGTATCGGATACATTTTATAATAATGAGCTTAGTCATGGTCGTCTAGCTATGCTAGCGTGTGCACATATTATTGGCTCGGAACTTCTAACAGGAAAAGGTATTTTTTAAAATATAAAATATAAAATATAAAATATAAAATATAAAATTGAAAAAAAAATAAAATGATATAAAATAATATTATAAACGATGCTGTCTTACCTATATAATTTAGTAACTGATATTAAATTATATAATGATGTTAAAGAAATTAATTATGAAAATTATAATAGTGTATTAGAATATATTCCTAGTGTAAAAAAAGCGATTATTCAACAAAATATTGATGAATGCGAGCTAATGGAATCTATTGCAAAATTTTGTAAAAAAGTAGAAAAAACAAGGTTTATTGTTTCATTATCAGGTGGAGTAGACTCTATGGTATTAATTACAATTCTACTTTGGTTAGATTATGAGGTAATTGCTAGTCATATTAATTATAATAATAGAGAAGAAACAGTAATTGAACAAGATTTTATTGAAAAATGGTGTAAACTAAATAATATTAAATTATATGTAAAATCTATTAATGATATTAAAAGAGATACAGTAAAACGCTCTGATTATGAACAAATTACAAAAAATATCAGACTAGACTTTTATAGAGAGATTATGCTTAAAGAAGAACTAGATATAGTATTACTAGGACATCATAAAGATGATATTGTTGAAAATGTATTTGCTAATGTATGCCGTGGTCGTAATTATTTAGACCTAGCTGTTATTAGAGAAGAATCCATGATTTCAGATATTAAAATTGGAAGGCCGATGATTGAACATTATAAAGATGTAATTAATGATTTTGCACATAATTATCAAGTACCATATTTTAAAAATACTACACCATCATGGTCGGTTCGTGGTAAATATCGCGAGGTTATTAGTCCAGCTATTGAAGATGCTTTTACTAAAAATGTAAAAGAGAATCTACTTAATATTAGTAGACAGGCCGATGAATGGAATAGTCTTATTGAAAAAGAAATTATTAGACCTTTTATTGAAAAGATTAATTTTGATTTCTATGACCATGTAACAATTATCAAATTTAATATTGAAAAATATTATGAATATCCATTAGCTTTTTGGGTAACAATTTTCATGCATATTTTCAATCAGTTTGGATATAAATCACCATCAAAGAAAGGAATTCAATCATATATTAATACAATTAACTATTGTAAAAATAAAAGCCAAAATCATCTATTTAACATTACATTAGCTAATTCAGCTAAATGTAGTATTCAAAATAATACTATTACAATTAAATTTAATAATTAACTTAAAATTACATAATAGATTATATATAGCTATAAATTTTTTTAATGAAAAATTATTTTACATATTATAATAGTAGTTTGATAGTACTATCAAAATATAATTTAACTAATAATAACTTATATGAGTTGTATTTATTAAGAAAAAGATATATTGATAATAATAATTATATTATTGAAAATATGTTATCAAAAGTCTTAAATATAATAGATGATGTAATTACAAGTAAAACAAATGGTATTAAATTACTAGAAGTTCTAGAAGAAAATGAAATTTTATGTGAAATTATAGTTAAAGATACAGAATTAATTGAACTTACAGATAATTATAAATTATTACAATTATTCCATAATATAAATATTATGGAAGAAATCTTTGATTTTAGTAAAGATAGTTTATTAAATTTTGAACAAATAAAAATTAGAAATTGTCTTACTATTAAATATATATTTAATATTATAACAGATAAATTTTTATTATGTAAATGGTTTTAATAATCTAATTTTACATAATAAAATTGTTACCAACGATTTTTTTTAACGTTAATTTTCTGACCTTGACGTTTAACACCTTTATTTGGGTCATATACTTCATCTTCGTCATCAGAATTAATATTTTTAGAGATTTCCCAAAACTCACGTGAACCAAGTTTAAAATCTTTGTGAGATTCAGCTTTATACCAAAAAATTTGTTCATGAAGTTTATTAGATTTAACATTATTGTTAATTACTAAACATTCAAAGTTTTCAGTACACTGGTCCATTACTTGACAAAAAGATTCAAAAGTAGGAAACATACCAGCATAATTTTCATATATACGTTTTCTATTTGCAATATATGGTTCTCTAAGAATAAAAACGTAATCAATATTAGTTCTTAAAGTAGGTGGAATACCTAAAGGATATTGCATAGTAATAATAAGCATAATCTTCCAATGTCTACCATTCATAAAAAGTAAACGCATCATCGTATCTCTAGTCCATCTATCATCAAAAAGACAATCATCTAAAATAACAAAGGCTCTAGGGTCAATATTAGTTTTTTTATAAGTTTCAATATCTTTTTTAATTTGTTTAAGTACTGTTTTTTGACGTTTTAAAATATTTTCAATAATGACTACATTATATTCATCATGAATAAACAATTTGGGAACATGAGAACTGTAAAAACCATTACCAGCTTCAGTACCAGAAATAACTGTTCCAATAGGAATATCTTGATGATAAAATAGTAAATCTCTAACTAAAAAAGATTTACCAGTATCACGGCGGCCAATTAAAACAACTACAGGTCCTTTATTTTCATCTGGTTTAAAACTAATACTTTTCATATCAAATTTTTTTAACTGTAATGTCATTTATTAAGCTTTAAGAAAATAAAAATATAATAATTTACGCGATTTTAGTTTAAAAATAGGAAATATATTATCTTATTTAGCTAAATGGATATTACATACAAAAAGATAAATAATTCTCAACTATTTGAGAATTTAGAGAATGGAGATTTATTAAATATAGAATCTTGCCAAAATTATATTCCACTCTATAACAGATTTTTTAAATTAAATAGTAGTAATTATAATAGTATTAACTTAAATAATCAAAATACATTAAATAGTATTAATACAAAATTATCTGAAAATCAGTATAAAGGAACTATAAAAACAGAGACAGATAAAATAGTTGATAAAGATGTATTTTTTAAATTGTCACCATTATTAGACCCTTTTAAATATTTAGCTGGTAAATATGGTGCTGGCGATACTATTGATACTAGTGATAATAAGATATTTGAACTTCCTAAATTAGAAGATAATAAATGTTATGAAAAAGTATGCGACCCTAATAATTCAGCATATGTAGACAGTTTTTTTACTTATCTTACAAGTCAGTTATTAAACCATAAAGAATTTATACATGGACTTGATTTTTATGGTTCATTTTTAGGTAATAAAAAAGAGTATCATGTAGATATAGGTGATGATTTAGATATGTTAGCGGAGAGTGATTTTTTTCATGATAATAAACAATTATATACTTTTATTAATAAAGAGCATGAAGACATATTTAATGACCAATCTAGAACTAATAAAAAACCAATAGTAGTTGGTGAAGATATTTGTGACAGTAATATTTTAAATTTGGAAGAAATATCTATATTAAATGATGAAATTTTAAATATAGATGATGATATAGAACAAAGTAAAGAAGAATCAAAAGAAGAAAATAGTAATTTGTTATATGAAAATAACAATATTAATAATTCTTCTAAAAAATCTGGTTCTAAAACAAGTAGTTCTAATGTTTCATCTCGTTCATCTATAACAAATTCTGAAAATAGCGGTAAATCTGGAGAGGAATCTGGAGAGGAATCTGGAGAGGAATCTGGAGAGGAATCTGGAGAGGAATCTAGTGAAGATTCAGAATCAGATGTAATAATGGTTTCTATAAAGAAATTTCCTGTTCAAATAATCGCATTAGAATGTTGTAAAAATACATTTGATGATTTATTAGCAAATGGTGAAATATCAGAACAAGAATTAACATGTATAATTATTCAAATTTTAATGATGTTAATAACATATCAAAAATTATTTAAGCTTACACATAATGATTTACATACAAATAATATAATGTATATAAACACAGAAAAAAAGTATTTATATTATAAATTTAAAGACAAGCATTATAAAGTTCCGACATTTGGTAAGATTTTTAAAATAATAGATTTTGGCAGAGCAATCTATAGTTATAGAGGAGAACTAATCTGTAGCGATAGTTTCCATAAAGATGGAGATGCAGCTACTCAATATAATTTTGAACCATATTATAATAGTAATAAAAATAGGGTTGAACCTAATATGAGCTTTGATTTATGTAGATTAGGTTGTTCAATATATGATTTTATAATAGATGAATACGAAAGTCATGAATCAAAAATGAGTCCTATTCACAAAATTATCACAGATTGGTGTGTTGATGATGATGGTAGAAATATTTTATATAAAAATAATGATGAAGAGAGATATCCAGATTTTAAATTATATAAAATGATAGCTCGTAAAGTACATAATCATGTACCAGATAAAGTTTTAGATAATAAATTATTTGATAAATACATTGTTTCCAAGAAAGAGATAAAAAAGGGTTCAAAAATAATGAATATTGACAATATTAATTTAGATTCTAATAATTATTAATTTTAATAGTAATTTTTATTTTTAATATTATTTCTTATCTGTAAGTCTAGGTAATATTCCAATATAATTTTTAATAATCCAACTGTCACTGCTATAATTAATTGTTTATAAGTTTTAATAAATAGAATTTTTAATATTTCTGCTGTCCATATTAAAGTTAAAACAAAAGAAATTTGTTTTAATAAAAATGTTTTTAATTTGTCAATATCGGTATATTCGGTATCAAGAGATTTATTTAAATTTAAAAAGTATAAAATAATTATTTTTGCAACAGATATTGTAATAGTTATAATTACAATAATTATAATTAATAATTCTAAAGCTTCTGAAACATTTTCTACTTTTGTTGTTAATTTCATATAAAATATACTAATAAAATATGTATAAAATAAAAATTAGTATATTTTTAAATAAAATCAGTTGCGGATATAGATAAAGTAGATAATAACAAAAATAAACCTGCTTGCCAAACTAAACGCCTATCAAATTTTGTTAATTTACCTTTTCCAAAAAAAGGATTAAATTTATAAATTAATATACAGGATATGTATAATTTTAGATAAAAATCTATATATGATATTAATCCTTTAACATCATATTTTTTTTCTACAAAAATGGAAATAACATATAAAAACCAAGAAAAATATAATATATATAAATATATATTTTGATGTAAATTGTTAAAATTTATCATATATATTAATTTAATATTAAATTAATATTAATTTAATATTAGTATATAATTAGAATTTTGGAGCATCAATAAATACAGGTGCTTGTGTTAAATTTTTAGTTTTTTCAACAAATTGTTCAATTATTAGAATTCCTAATACAACACTAAAATATACTATAATTGTATCTATTACTAATTGTTTAATATTAACCTTCTCTTTTAAAATAAATCTTATTTCAAAAAATTTTGAAATTAAGAAAACAATAGAAATCGCTAATGCAAATAAATAAATATTATCCATAAAATATGCTACTAATCAATTTAAAATAAATAAACGAATTTTTTATTTATTTTATTTATTTTATTTATTTTATTTATTTAATTTATAAAGTTAATACATCTAATTCTAAAGATGCATCTGCACCAATTTCTAGTTTATCATCGTCGTCTTCCTGTTCCTCAGCTTTACGTTTTTCATTATTAATTTGAGAAATCTTTTCTAAAGTTTCAATATCTTTTGGTGCAACAACTTCTTCTTCTATCCCTTTAGAATTTATAACAGTATCTTTTTCAGAAAAATCAATACTTAACTTTGGTTCATCTAAATTATTTTTATTTGGTTCATTTATTTCTAATGATATAGGAGGTGTAGTTTGAGTTACTTCTTTTAATACTTCTTTTTCTGCCTCTTTACTAGATTCTTCAACCAGTTTTGGTTTTTCAGATGATAACTCTTCAGCAAGTTTTTCTAATTTTGTATCTGATAAGATAGGATTAGAAGATAAATCAATTGGTAAGTTTGAAACAGTTTCACTTTTATCTAAAGCAATTTCTGTTGGAGGTTTTGTATCCTCTTTTTTATCAACATTCTCTTCGTTAGGAATTTCTACTTCTTCATTTTCTTCCATATAACACTGTAAAATTCTCTCTACTGGTATATTATCTCTTATTGTTAATAAGATTGCTTCTTTTACTAAATATTCTACTTCATGTTTATTTTTTTGGATTTGTAATGGATATAAATCTTTTTCATATAAATAAATATTTGTATATAACTTTCTAGCTACATTAACATAAATATTATGAATAAATTTATCAACTGATGGTATATTGATATCTATTTTTTTTTGTTTCTGACCTACTCTAATACAGGTTAAAGCTTTTAATTGAATAATATGTACACAAGTTATTAAATCTTCTAAATATTTACAACCACTGTCATTTTCTATTCTTTTTCTCTCTAACTCAATAGTTGTAGGATTCCAATTAATAATTGTACTTAATAAATTTTGAAATGTCATTAAATACTTATTTTCTTCTCCTTCATTTACACATATTGTTACTGCTTCTGAAAATATAGAGTCAACGCCTATTACAATATGGTGAGTTAGTAAAGAAACTAATCTAGCACACCATTCATTTTTTGATTCTGTTAAACTAGTCAACGAATAGTCATCCATTAAATAAATAAAATATTTTCTAAATCACTATCAGAACGAAAATATATTAAATTTAAAATAAATAAGATTATAGTCAATTCGTTATGTAATTCACCTTTAACTTTTGATATAGTTGTTAATAATTTAAACTTATACTCACTATTTTTATATGTTGAGTCTATATAATTTATTAAATCTAAACCAGAGATTCCTTTATTATAAAGTTTTTCGCTTAAATTATATAATTCACTACAATTATTTGATATATCATTTGTATCTACTAAATTTCTTTTTATAATACTTAGTGATTTATCCACTATTGGCTCTTGATTATAAATATGTAAATTAATTTGATTACCATTTAATATAGGTAAAGGTATGTAAATTTCAGAAAATCTAGATAATATAGGTTTTAATAATTTATATTTATTTTCTACTATAATAAAAAACCTTGTTGTATGACTAAATAATTCTATACATCTTCTTAAAGCTGATTGTGCATCAATTGTTAATTTATCAGCATTAGAAAGAATTATACTTTTAAAAAGATTTCCACTATTTGAATTAATATTTGTTTTTGCAAAAAATTTAAGGTCGTCTCTAATAAATTTTATGCCTTTTCCTTGTGCACAATTTACAAAAAGTACATAATTTTGTTTTAACTCTTTACTTTTATAGATTTTATCTATAAAATTGAATACAAGAGTTCTTTTACCTGACCCATTTGGTCCATGAAATAATATATTAGGAATTTTTTTATTAATTATAAAATAGTCTAACTTAGATTTAATATCATTATGTATATTAATGATTTCCTTCATATCTATTTATTATTAATATTTCTTAAACTTTATTAAATAGATAATATTATTTAATAAAATGCTAAAATTTATTTTTCCGCATCCACCAAAATTTAATACTTTTTTACCAATCAACTTTTATAAACTAACTAATATGTTAAATAATATATTAGATGAAAAAACAACTGATTTACACAGATGGTGTCATAAAAAATCCGATAAATATCAAAAAACTTGTAATTGGCAAAAAAAACTGGATGATGCTAACAAAGATAATTCAATCTAAAAACTTTGCAAAGATTGTGTATATGGGTTAGATTTAAAAGCTTGTAATAAATCTCCGCTAATTCTTTGTGTATTAATATTCTCTCCATATTGTTGAGGCATATTGATTTTACCAAATGTTTCTGCTGATGGTATTCCTATAGAAGGATCCATAGGTGCTTGTCTAACAAAATCTTCAGTAGTTAATCTATTATTTACTCTATCTTCATCTCTTCGGTTAATATTCATATTAATATTTCCATTAAATACCTGAGTTCCACCTGGCATAGCCCAATTTTCATAAGTTTTATTAACGTTATTATGTTGTTGATTCCAAGCATCTATATTCATAGGTGCATTCATAGTATTACCAATATTACCATGTGTTCCTGAGTCACCAAAATTTCTTTGTTGTGATTTTACTAATGGGTTGCTTGTTTGGTATGCACCACTACCGCCGCCTCCTAAATGAGAAACATTTAAGTAATTCATACCAACTTTATCTGCAGTCATTTCTTTATTTGTTGTTTTTGGTTTATCATCTGGATTAGTTAATGGTAAGTTAGGTACTGCTGCTTGAATATTTCCTAATTGATTTGCATTATAAATAACGTCTTCTTTTCTACTTGGTCTTAATACATCCATAACTGGCGCAAACATACCTTTAACAATAGAATTAACAGCACCAAATGCACCATTATTATTTGAATTACAGCTTACAGTTCTATTATTAGTTAAAACATTATAGCCGGTTCTTCCATAATCGTTACTATTTCCTGGCGCTTGTCCTAAAGCTGTTGCTGGATTAATATTTGTTGGTTTACTCTGTTCAATTCTATGGGGTTCTTCGGTATGCGGCTTTGTATACATACCTTGATGATTGCTACTTGAACCAGAACCATAGTATTCTGTTGAACAATTATTTGTTTGAGGCATCATTTGTTCTGGATGTGACATTTGTCCAATAGTAGAACCAGTTGTAGTAAACCATCTATCTGAACCCATAGCAAAGGTAGATTCTGGTAAGTGTTTTTCTACTTTTCCAATACTTCCCATATTTTTTACTCCTGAAACAGCGGCACCTTGATGTCCATCTAAATTATATGTAACTTTTGGATTAGTTTTACTTCTTAAATCATCAACTGTAGGAGGTAACCATGATTGTCTATCGGTCATTCCGGAATTAAATCCACCAGAACCTTCTGTAGTGTATCCTAAACCTAATCCGGGTGCAACTTTTTCTTGTTCCCATGGTAAAACATTTGCAATTCTTTGAGACGGCATTTGTCTAGATTGCATAAAATCGGTTTGAAGTGGAGCACCATGAGCTAATTGTACATTATCTTCTGGTTTAAATAGAGGGGCAGCTTCTTGTTTTCTAATTATTTGACTACCAGCACCAACTCCTCTATCTAAAATAGCTTCTTGGTTGTTATTGAAACCATTTTGAGTTACTTTTGACCCAAAAAAAGGAACCATATTATTATGTGTAAAATTTTTAGCAGTAAAACAGTCACCACTTAAACTTTTAAATTCTTTATTTTTTATAGTAGGGTCTAATAATTTTTGTGAAACATTATTGTTAAAGAATTTATCAGTAGTTTGATTAGGATTAACAAATTCTCTCACATAATTTTCGTTTCTTTTGTCAATAGGCATATTTTGTTTTGGAAAGTTTTTATTTAGAACATTTGTATTTGGTAAATTAGTAGGATGCAAGGAGCCCATGTTAGTAAAATTTTCTTTTTTATTTTTTTTCTTATCTTCTTGATTAGAATATATATATAAACCACCTAAGGCTAATATTGGAAATGCTAATTCAGCCATTATATATAAACTATAATATTTTTTATATATAATTACTTAAACTGTTTACATTCCACATTTCATTCTAAATGTATCTTTCTCTTCTTGTCTGGAATTTATATTATGAGCAAATGATATTTCTGTATTAAGTTGAGGATTAAATAATGGATAATCCCAATTAGTTCTCTCTAAACCTCTTACTTGCCAAGCAGGATTTGTAGTTCTAGGCTGGTCTGTAATTGCTGAAGGATTTGTTGGATATTCAATCTTTTCATAAACTGGATTAAAGTTGTTATCTCTTGTATTTGCTACAAAATGGTCTCTGCTTAATTGTTTATCAATTCCTAATAATTTACTATTTATATCAACAATATTTTCTGATAAATTCGCACCAAATCTTTGTAATCTTATTTGTGGGTCATTAAAAAAATCTGGATGACTACCATTTCCAGGAACATTTAACATATATCCTAAACTATTATTGTATGCATTTAAATTACATTTAATTTTTGCATTATCATCTCTACTAAAGGCCATTTATATATTATAATTATTTTTATTATTTTATATTTATCTTTTTATCTTTATCTTTATCTTTTTATGTTTATCTTTTTTTTTATGTTTATCTTTTTATCTTTTTATCTTTATCTTTTTATGTTTATCTTTTTATATTATTTTATAAAAAATATATCTAAGCTAATTATTTTTATTTACTAATAGGATAAGGTCTTTGGTCATATAATGGAGTAAATGGTTCTTGTTTTACTAATTCAGGTTTTTCAAAAAATGATATACTGGGTAAATCTTGTTTAAATCTTGGGGTTGTCGCTGCTTTCGGTTCTACTAAATTACAGCTACCTATATTAAATAATGAAGATTCTATATCAACTGCGTTAAATGAAAAATTATTAGCTGGCATTCTACCTTGTCTAGTTAATTCTGGAAATGCTGGATTAAATGCATAACCATTAGGACCATTATAAAACATTCTCATATCCATAAGTTTTGTTCGGGCATCTTGTTCTAAACAGTAATTTGCTTTACTATTTTTATCACGTGTACAACCTCCCTCTAATGTAATATTAGTATTTTTTTCAGGTACACCATTAAGAAACATTAATATATATATTAATCTATATTAATTTATATTAATATTTTCAATTAACTGATTACACATACTTTCATCTAAATTATTGTTTATTAATCCACAAATAATTTTATGCATTATATAAAAAGTACCATAGCTAAAACATAATTGGAATTTAATCTCTCTATCATCGTCATTAAATTTGTTCATTAATTTTTCAATTGTAGAATTATTATTATATAGTTTATAAAGTTTTTGAGTTGTTATATTAATTATTTCAAAAATTTCATCAATACTTTTATTATCATAGAGAGAAATATCAGGCATAAATGCTTGGATTAATTGACTTTTATATAACATATCTGATTCTTCTAAATCATCTATCATTTGGTATGTACAAACAAAGTCTGCTACATAATTTTTAATTATTTCTTTCTTCAGTAATTCTTTCTCCAGTAATTCTTTCTCCAGTAATTCTTTCTCCAGTAATTCTTTCTCCAGTAATTCTTTCTCCAGTAATTCTTTCTCCAGTAATTCTTTCTCCAGTAATTCTTTCTCCATTAATTAATTAATTTAATTAAATAATTATTATTTAAATTAATTTATTTAGTTATCTTCTTCGCGAGTAAGAAGTCTGGATGGAACTCCTCCTCTAACCCACCCTTCATTTGCTGCACTTTCTACAAAATTTGCAGGGTTGGTAAGTGTTGCTTCTACCGATGGAATTAATGGTGTATATGTTAGATTGTAGTTTGTAACTTCTGAATCAGGATTTGTGCTTTTAGATTTAAAATTATAGGCTCCATCTCTTAATGTATTTTCTAAACAAGTATTTGATGGACCTTTTCCTAAATAGGGAACAGCATTAAATAATCTTTGCTGCATTAATCCTCTCTCTCTCATATTTGTACCTTGTCCAAAAACAAGTTTATTATTTGTTTCAACATAATCACTGTTAAATCCGCCATTAGGACTTCCTTGTAGTTGTAAATTTTGCTGGTTAAATGCCAAATTTAAAGCATTATTAAATGGATTCATAGTAGAAAAATTTTCTAACATATAATCAGCTGCAGCTAAATTTTGTTTATTTCTATTAGTTAAATCACATGGGTCATTTCCAATTCTTGATGTACCATCAAATATTCTATCAATTACAGTAGAGAAATTCATTCTATAATATTATTCTATATTATATTTTATCTAAGGATTCGTAAAATTATATGCTCCTGCATGATTGCGTTCTAATGCTAAAGGATTTCCCTCTTTTGCAGAAATCATATTTCCATACAAATATTCTTGAAATGATTTTTGGTCATTTGGTACTTGTGTATTCGGCATAGCATTAAATTGTATCATAGACCTATTGAATTTTAAATCATCTCCTAAATCTGCAAATAATTTATCTTTAATTTTTGGGTCATCAAATGGTTCTGCTATAAAATCTTTAACTTTTTTATCAATTTCTGACTCTACTTTTGGTAAAAAAGTTGGTGCTGCAGCCTTTCTATCTGGATTATAATATATTTCTGGTAAAGTAACATTCATTAATGGATTCTCTTTTTTTGGTTTTTCAAATAAATTTTTATTCATGTCATACATTAATGGGTCTGTTAATAAAGGATATACACCTGGTAATCTATTTGTAAAATTTTCTTTATGGTTATTTACCATTCTATTTTGAAGATAATATAATACTAATACTATCCCTAAAGTGGCTAATCCTAGCCAAACTATATTTAATTTTAGTGTTAATAAATAACCTACCATTACTAAAATTATTATTAATCTTGTCACACTATTTACCTTTTCTTCCCTACCCATATCTTTATTCGGCCATATATCCATTATTTTATCATTTCTTAATAATATTCTAGGGTCACTTATCCATATTGGTGTAGTCATTATATATATTCTTTATTATTTTTATTATTTTATTTTTTAATGTAATTTAATTTTCGCTTACCTCTTTCATTACACTATCTACTGGTTTCTTTTTCTTCTTTTTCTTATTATTTCTTGGTCGACTATCTGCTTTTGTTTTTTCTGCATGTTCTCCTAAGCTATATACTAATTCTTGCATTCCAAAATTATTTATACCCTTTTCTTTTATCTCTCCATCTATTTCCTTAGAATTACTTGCTTCAGCTCTCTTTTTATATAATTTATTTCTCATTCTCTCTTTCATTTTTGCATTTTTTAAATTTTGTTCCATATTTCTTGTCATAGCACCTATATCCATCTTTCCTCCACCACCAACTCCCATTTTTTTAAATAATGATTCTAGATTACCCATTCCTGGCATATTCTTCATATTTGCTACAAAATCTGTTGCCTCTTGTAATAATTCAGTCTCCTTAATATCTCCACTCTTTATTTTTGTATCTAATTTTGTCCCTACATTTTTTACTAAATCCATTAGTTTTGTAGGATTTTTGAATAATTTATTAAATACATCATTCACCGATGTTGAATCGCTCATATCTATATCTAATTCTTCTGCTGTCTCTTCAGCTATCTCCTTTGCTAAACAGCCTATCTTTCCTCCCATCATCTTATTAATATGGTCATGTAACTCCTCTGCCTTTGGTAATTCCATCTCTTTATCATCTCCTACTTCTACCCCTTCTCCAAAATTTTTTTCTTTAAAAACATTTTCCATCTCTTCTAATGATGCTTCTATCTTTTCCTTAAATTCATCTGTATTAATTGCTTCAAATAGTTTTGCTGTATCACCAAATGATTCACCTGTATTTACATCTGCTACTACTGTAAATAAAATTAATTGTAAATATTTCCAAATTGTTGAACGTGTACTATCACTTATATCTGTTTTCCATAATTCTACAAAATTAATATTTGGTAGTAAAAATAATTCTTCATTATCTTTATAAATATCATTATTTTCATATAGTATATCAAAAAAATGTTTGGGAAATACCTCTTTACAGTGTGCATAAACTACTTTTACTAATGTTTCTAATTTATCTTCATCTTTATCTTCATCTTTATCTTCATCTTTATCTTTATCTTTATCTTTATCTTTATCTTTATCTTTATCTTCTATTTTTGCTATTTCTTTTATTGGATTATCACTTCTATCTATAATATCTGGAAAAGTTCCCATTAAATCTTTTGATAAATCTTTTACTACTTTTACAAAATCTTGACTTATTACTATTTCATCATCACCTGTTATTTCAACCATATAATAAATATTTAATAACTTATATTTAAATTTAATAAATTAAATATTTATTAAATTTTATAAATTTATTATAAATAATATATTTTACATAATTTTGTTAAATTTTGTAAATATAAAATAGTCTTATCAATATTTTCCTTATCTAAATCCTTTATAGTATTTTTTACAACATTTATTTTCTCTAAAATTGTTGTAGCATTTCCTGTATCTTTTACATCTTCTGTATAATCTTTTTTTAAAAAATATTCAATATTTCCACTCATAATATTTTCTTCATATTTATCTAACACATATGTCTTCCAAATAGGAATAATTATTTTTGGATTTGCTCTTCTTAAAGTTGCAATAGAAACAGATGCTGCTTTTAATTCTATGTTATATGGTAATACTTCTAGTAAAGCATCTATCATTTCAGTTAAATGATTATTAAATCCAGTTAATACTTCACTTTTATTCATATTATTTATATTAATATAGTTTCTTTATATTTATATTAATTATATTAATATTTATTTATATTAATTATATTAATTATATTAATATTTATTTAATATTAAATATTTATTAATATAATACTGTTAAATAAAGTTTTACAATATTTCTATTGTTTTAGTGACTGTGCTCTCTGTTGTTGTAATTGTTCCATACTAATTTCTCCTATTTTATTTGGAATATAATCATCTGGTGGGGTTTCAATATTGTCTACATTTTCCCATGATACATTATTTCTTAATTGTCTTAATCCCCCCTGACCTTTTGCTGATAAATCTTCTACTGTTTGGTCTAAAAAACTAAAATTGTCAGAAGAAACACCTGTTCCATTCATGTCATTAAATGAAAATGCCATGGGTTCTTGATTAACAATGCGTTTTTCAACACCTGTTTGTACAGGTTGTAAATGTTGTAATATATCACTTCCAAATAGTACTTGATTACCTCTATTTAATAATAGTAATGCAGGTACTTTATCAACTGTATGCGGCAAAACAATTTCTTGTCCATTACTTAAGATTATATAAATAGAACCATCTGGTTTTTTTACTCTATTATCAATTGAAATAAAATGAATATCATTTTTTACCTGTGATGTTGAAAGTTTTTGAAGAATAACAGAACTATTATTGCAATAATTACTATAATATAAAATATAACTCATTTATATTTTATTAATTATTTTTTTTAACTTATTTTAATTAAAATTGATTTAATAAATTATTAATTTATATATATAAATTAATAATGGAACCCTCTGTTATGGATATTAATGAAATTGATGGTGTATATAAATTTACTATTAGCAGTATTAATGTTAGTTATGCTAATGCTATTAGACGCGTAATTTTATCTGATATTCCTACTGTAGTTATTAGAACATTTCCATATGAAAAAAATACCGCGAATTTTGAGATTAATACATCTAGTTTAAATAACGAAATTTTAAAACAAAGATTATCTTGTATTCCAATCTTTATTAAAGATTTAGGTACTGAATTAGATGATTATATTATAGAAGTTGATGTAAATAATACTACAGATCAAATTATTTATGTTACTACTGCTGACTTTAAAATCAAAAATATTAAAACAGATAAATATTTAAGCGATGAGTCACTTAAACAAATATTTCCTCCCAACCCCATTTCTAATCAATTCATAGATTTGTGTAGGCTAAAACCTCAGTATTCTGAGGATTTTAAAGGTGAACATCTTAAATTTACTGCAAAACTATCTATTGGAACTGCTATTGAAAACGGTTCTTTTAATGTTGTTTCTACTTGTGCTTATGCCAATACACCAGATATTTATGCAATTAGTCAGGCTAAAGAACAAAAAATAGTTGAATTACAAAGCAAATATGAAACAGATGAAGAAGTACAATACAATCTAAACGACTGGGTAACTTTAGATGCAAAACGCATATTTATTCCAGATAGTTTTGACTTTAAAATTAAAACTATTGGAGTATATACTAATAATGAAATTGTACTAAAAGCTATTGAAATTATTATCAATAAATTAAGAATAACCAAAGACAAATTTTCAAGTGTTAATGACCTTATTAATCCAAGTGAAAATACAGCACAAAATCTATTTGATATTACTTTAAAAGATGAAGATTATACTATTGGTAAAATTATTGAGTATTCACTATATGAATTATATTATCTAGGTGATAAAAGTCTCACTTTCTGTGGCTTTAGTAAACCACATCCTCATCTAAATCAAAGTATTATTAGAGTTGGATTTAGAGAAGAAACTGATAAAAGTAATATTATTGTTTATCTAAATAATGCGATTGATATGGCAATCAAATATTTTACAAAATTATTTCCTCATTTTGGAAAAATAACACCTGAAGAGCAGCTCGCAATTCAATCTTCTATTCCTCAAGCATCTATCGTATCTGAAGCTGCTACATCAAGTGAAAAACCTACAATTCTTATTGATAAAAGCAAAGCTAAATCCCAAAGCTAAAACCCAAAGCTAAATCCCAAAGCTAAATTATAATATTTAAACTTAAAATATTATATTATTTTACTATTTTTACTATAATTTATAGTATAGACTATAATTTATAGTATTTATTTAATTATTTATTTAATTATTTATTTAATTATTTATTTTTTTATTTATTCTGTTAGCATCATATTATTTGTTTGATTTGAAATAATTTTTTTTCCTATTTCTCTTAAATGATAGTTTAATGAAAACATTAGTAGTGACGGTTCAAGTTTATTAACATATTCAATTACAATATTTTTTGTAATATATTGATTTGTTTCTTTAATAGTTAGATAATGTTGGTGTAAAATATACATATGTGTTCTAAAATTGTTTGGATATTCAATTAATGGTTTTGTTTTTTTAATGTAACAATCTACATAATTGCTATATAATTGATTAGTATATTCATGAATTTGCTTTCTAAATTGAGAAAAATTTTTACGATTTTCAGGAAAATAATATAAATATTCTTTTACCCTATTATCATGTCTTAAACATAAATATTGATATTGTAATTTATTATTATTACCTCTTAGTTCTTTAATCTGTTTATATGCTGGATTAACAATTTTACTTCTAATTCCATTATAACTCTTAAGCATCACTCCGATATAATTAATATCAGTATTCATACTTCCAAAATTATTCTTTAGGTTCTCAAAAGAATCTACTAAAAATCTAATTGGAAACCATAGTCTAGAAAATACATGGTCTAAGCCTAACTCGCCATACTTCTCTCTCGGTACTTCTACTACTTCTAAATCATCTATCTTATAAATAGCGATTAAAAATAACTTAATTTGATTTATTGGTAAAACAAACTTATTTTTTGGATGTTGCATTACAAAAGAATACATGTATTCTTTATTAAAACTATTAATATCAATTTGTAAAACTTCACATACTTCTTTAAATAAAACATCAAAATTTTCTTGTTCTCTAAAAAATCTTAATTTACCACCTACACTTGTTTTTGTAGCAATCTCCCAAGAACCTAATTCACTATCATAAAAAAGATTAATCATAGTGCCTTCAATAATTTCTTCAGCATAACATTCAGTAACATTAAATAAAAGTGTAAAATTATCAAAAGCGATGGCTTTTGGTGGAGAAAATACATTTACTTTACCATTACTAAACATTATTGAACGACATAATCCTTCATCTTCTTTTAGAGAATCGCAATTTTTATTATATTTAAGAATATTATAAATTTTTTCTTTATGTATCCACTGTTTATAAATAAATCTTCCATTATTTTCTAATTTTTCTTTATCAGGAATATTTACTAACTCTTCCATATTTTCCATTACATTTTTTAAATTATATTTTATATCTATTTCCCGTGATAATGCCATTTTAAATTATTTACTAGTTTTCTCTTTAATTATATTTCGTTATAGATAATAATTTCTACTATAAATATAAGGTAATGGTAGACACACCTACAGAAAACATAAATATTCAATTAGGAGATATTATAGAAATTCTTGCACCTGAAAATCCCGAATTAAATTTACAAGAATTTTATATTGATTTTATTAACCAAGATAAGGTAAAACTTATTAATATTGATAATAATAAAGAAGTAACAATTAATATTATTGATGGCGAATTAGAAGACCAAACTATAAGTCAAATTAATCTTTTAAGTCGTGCTGAAACATCTAGTTATGCAAAACAACATAATTTAGTTCCTGGAGTATGGATACAAATATTTTTCAAAACCGCTGATTCTTCTATTAAAGGATTAATCAATAATTTAGAAGAAGATATGATTGAAATTAAAACTTATCCTGATGAAGATATAATATATATTGATTTTGCTTATGAAGGTATACCTGAAGATTTTAATATTGAAAAAATAGATATTATTAGTAACCCTTCTCAACCTGAATCTTTACCCGAATCTTTACCCAAATCTTTACCCACTTTAGAATCTTATGAGCCGGACTTTAAACCTGGCATATCCGTTTCTCAAACTAAAATTGATATTGAAGATGCGACACCTGAATTAGTTAATGAACAAATTATGAAAGCTATTACAGATGCTGACCAAATTGAATTTGGAGAAGATTTAGAAGAATTTAGTATTTTTGTAGAGGTATCTGAAAGACAAAAACGTTATGGTATTCAAAAACAAAGTGATCATATTTTAGATGAATTATTAGGAACAGTTCCTAGTAATATGAGAACAAATAAGGTTCTTAATGAAATTCATACTACAATTGAAAGATTTGTTCAATTAAGAAATCTGTTCTCTGATTTTGATTTAAATGGTAACCCAATAATACCAGATAATATTTCAAATAATTATGTACCACTTGTTAAACCTCTTTCTAATTTAGAAATTAGTATTCCTTGGATGATACCTGTTTCTAGTAATAGAAAAAAAATTTATGATGTAGACAAAGTTTTAATTGATGATTTAGGATATACTAGTATATTAAATTTAGATTTAGGACCAGTATTATTTGAAGAAGAATCATTATTTTCTCAATTTAAAAAAGGTCAAATAACAACAGATGACAATACATATTTTAATTATATGGAATCTATTAATGAACTATATACACCATTTCAAGAACCAGTTGAAACAAATAGTATCATAAATAAATCTGTATCAACAAATATTTTAAGTATTATAAATAATCTTGAAGATAACACTTCTGTTGTAGTAGATGCAGCTAGTAAAGATGGTAATGTACCAAAAACTAAGAGTTTTCTATTTGAAAAGTATATTAAACCAATTAAATATTTAGATTCAGAGAGAAATCTAACTAATCCCGATACTATAACAGTAAATTCTGTTATTACATTACCTTATTCTTATCTTTTATATTCTAAAACAAGTCTACCTACTACTAATATTTTAGAAAAGTCGGTTCTAGATGAAAATTATCTATATTATAAAAATGTAATTAATAATAAAAGTCAAATAGACCAATCTACAACTATTGAATCGTTAATAAATAGTAGTACAGAATCTGAAATAGGTGATACCGAGGATATTCTCTCTAGCATGAAAAAGGATATGTTTAAAAATTTACAACAATATTCATTAGATGAATCTTTATATTATAATCCTAGTAATAGTGATACTTATGAAAAATTTTTACAAAAAGTTTTACCTAATAACTTTGAATGTTTAAGTGTAATTAAAAAAATTAGTAAAAATAAGTTATCTATTTTCTCTCTTATTCAACAACTTGAAATATTCAATATTTATCAAAATGATGTAAATTACAATTTTTTACAAAAATTAGAAAATTTTATTAATAACAATATAGATAACTATAAAGCACAATTATTTGCTTTATCTAAAAAATATCTAAGTTACTCATCACAAAAATTTACTCAAACTCAACCTAGTAAATGGTTCTCTATTTTAGAAAAACATTCTTCTATTAATACAATAGTTTTAAATGCTTATGATTTAAAACCTACATTCACTGATACTGAGTTATTCAATAGAATTTATCAGGTTGATTATGGTAAATTATTTACAATTGCCTTAGTAAGAATAAATCTTGATTTACAAACAAATGATTTACTTGATGAATTTGTACAAAAATATCAAGACTCTATTTCTGGTAAATCTACCTCACAAAATATATGTAAAACTATTACTAATAAATATACTTCTTTAGAGGTATTAGAAAGCACAAATGGTAAAGAAATTTATGTTGACCAACAATATGATAAAACAGATTATATATTTTTAGAGCAATTTAAAGAACAACAAGCTCAATTAGGAGCGGAAGAATTCAAACAATTTATAATAGATAAATTAGTAGAATTAAAACAGCTAGATATGGAGTCAGCAGAAAAACAGGCAACAATACTCTTAACCAAACAAAAACTAGTTGAAAATGGAGATTATGCAATATTGGAATCGGATAGTGAACCAACAAGTTATTATAAAAGAGTAGATAATGTATGGCAATTAGATAGTGAAATTTCTGGTATAGAGATTAAAGACAATAAACTATTTTGTAATTTGCAAGAGGAATGTTTAAGTGATAATAATAAATGTCTTACAATAAAAGAGGCTGAGGAAAAGTTAGGTAGTGATGCTATAAAAAAAATATATGAGGAATTTGATAAAGAATTTGATGAAAGGTCAAAAATTATTCGTAGAGAGATAGATATAATATTAGAAAATAACATAGAGAGAATAAAACTATTAAAACGGTATAATCTTAATAATTTCTATAAATATGATACTCAAAAAAGAAATATTGCGGATGAATTAGATGAATCTCCTGAAATGGCTGTTTCATCACCATATGAAAATTTAAGAGATATAATTCTTGGACAAGCCGATTTTGTTAAACGCCAAAACTATATTCAAAAATTTGTTAAATTATTTACTCGTGAACCATTTGAATATGACGATAAATATTGGTTATATTGTATTAAAACAGGAGTAAAATTATTACCTCTATTTTTAAGCACATTAGCTAACAAATTTATATCTGGTGGTGATTACTTATTTGAATTAGATAAAATAGCAACAGAACAGGGGACTTTGAGTGATGATGGTGATTCTTTTGTTGATAAATATAGTGGATATTTTATAAAAAAAATAGAATTTGATACAGAAGAAGGATTCACTGAAGAAGGATTTAAACTTAAAACTAGAGAGAAAATGGAAAAGGATTTAGGTGACCATGTATTAGAATTAGCTGGTGACCTTGATAAACCATCCGGACTTGTATTAACAGGCGAAGCTAAATTAATTTCAAATATTGTTAATGCAATAACCGGTCCTAGTGGTATGGGTATTAATATTCAAGATAGTAAACAATTTATTATAGATAATGTTTTAGAGTTACATAAACAACTTGCTCCAAATAAACAACAGTATGATAAAATGGTTGTAAGAGCAAATAAATTAGGTAAAAAAATACAATCATATGAAGAAATGGTTGGAAGACCATTAGTAATATTAACATTTATTTTTATTTCAGTAGCTATTCAGACTAACATACCAAGTATTGAAACTAATCGTACATTTCCAAATTGTATTAAAGCTTTTGAAGGTTATCCTATATTTGGAGATGATATGACAGCAATTACATATATTGCTTGTATAGCAAGAAAAATGCGAAATACTGAATATCCTTGGTCTTCTATTTACTCTTTAAAAGAGGAAAAAATAGTATCACAAATGAAAGATTTATTAGATAGTGATAAATATAAAATTTTAAAAAATCCTTCTATAAAGTTAAAAATAGATGAGAAAAAGAGATTTAATAAAACAAAACGTAAAGATATTAAGAAAGATATACAAATTGTAGAGAGACTTCAGGGATTTTTACCTCCATTAATACCGTATTCTGTAAAAGCTTATCCATTAGTTGAGGGATTTTCTAGTTTATTAGCTAGAAATATTAAGAGTGGAAGTTATAAACAACAAGACCAAATAAATACTATTAAATCTAAAATGATTAAATATGGGTTATCTATTCAAGAAAAGATAAAAAAAATTATACTAAAGAGTGACCCATTAATTTCCTCAAAATCTGGCAAAATATTTCTTGAAAATTCATGTTGTGATACCTTATCAACTGATACTTTTGAATATTTTACTAATATTGATTCTACAATAATTCAAGACGATAACATTGTAAATAGTTTATCAAATATGTTATATGATGTTGTTACGTATAGTAAAGCACCTTTAATTTATGACCCACGTGACTCTAGATACTATTATCCAGAATTGCCTTCTGGATTTACAAGTAATACTATTTATCAAGCTTTTATAATGTTTTGCAAGGATAAAAATTTAAATTTAAGCAGTGATATACAGGAAGCATGTGGTTTATCCTCAACTATAATAGATAAAGTTAGTTCACTTGATGAGCAAATTGAGCTTTTAAAAAGTGATGGAATTAATTATTCGGAAGATTTGTTTCAACAATTACTGACCTTAGTAAATCTTAAAAATAGTGTAAAAGCAGATTTAACATATTCTCATCCAAATACTGTTCAACAATTTACAGATAATATTGAAAATTTAATAACAAATCCTGACCCAAATATTCCCAGTGTTTTAGTAGATAGATTAAAGGATTTATTAGATAGATATTCATTAAGAGATGACTCTGCAAGAGGCTCTGGTAGAACAATAAGAAATTATTTAGAAATTGAAAATAATGCTCTTCAAGAAAAAATAAATCTTTTTATCAAGACAAATGGTAAATTATCAAAAAGTAAATACAGTAATTTTGTTCTATGTCTTAGAGATATTACTCAGTTTTTAGAAATTGGTGATAATATTATTATATCTCAAAATGATGAAACTACATTTAAAAGTATTTACTTTATTAGAAATATTTTAAATAAATTAGTAACATTATTTCCAAATATTATTTTAAATAAAATTAATTATCAAGATACTAAGATTCCCAAGCACTGGAAATTATCAAGCAGACACGAAAAAGATATAAAAGAAATGATTAATAACTATTATAAAAATCTTAAACCATTATATGATGATAATGACCTAACTAATATATTAAAAATAATAAAATCAAAATGTGATAATTTAGTAAAATTATGTAATTCTACTCCATTTTTTGCAGCAATTCAATTAGAGTCAAAGAGTGTAACATCTGTATTTGATTCTACTTTAGTTTTATTATTATATAAGTTTTACTTTTTAAAAGTAATTGATATCTATTTAGAATCAAGTCAATCAATAGATAAAGCAATTACTAAAAGTGAAGTATTATCAGTTGAACAAGAAGAAACAAAAGAGGAAGAAGGGGAAAGCGAAAAAGTTATATTAGAAAGAGAACCATTAGAGGAAATTCCAGAAGAGAAACAGACTCCAGAATCATTTTTAGCACAAGCTACTATGGCTGGAATTAAAGTAGAAAAAATGGAAAGTGTAGCTAAATATATTACAACAGTAATGGATATATTCTGTAAATATAAATCATCAATTGATTATAATAAAGAGAGTATAATGAAAAAGATATTAATGTCAAAAGAGAGAGAGAAAGCAGATATAACAGATTATTTAAAAGGTATGACAGATGAAGAACGTGAGGTTGAGAATATTTTTAAAAATCAAAAATTAGAGAGATGGAGCAAAGGTTTACAAAAAGGTTTAACCCAATATGTTCAAGAAACATATGATGAAGAACGCGAACAAGCAGAAAAAGAATTAATTCGAGATAGAAAAATTGCACAAAAGACTGGAGTAAGTGAAATGAATAAAAACATATATGCTTTTGATTTAGATATGGAAGAAGAATCCGCAAATGATATAGAAAAAGAAGAATATTCTCTAGAAGACTATGCTGGCGAAGATGGTAATGAACCTGATTATGATGATTTTGAAGAACAAGACGAGTATTAAGATTAATAATTTATAAAAAATTGTAAATTTATTTTTATTAAATTAAATTTATAAAAATAAATTGTACTAATATATAATGCTGAAAACATTTCTAAAAAAAAATTTAATCGGTTCAACAATATCAATCTTTTTAGTTATCTATTTACTTTTTATATCATTAAAACCTGATTTTTTATTTACAAAAGATGGATGCATAAGACATTTTGGTTTAGGAAAACGTAATTCAACAATTATTCCTATTTGGCTATTAGTAATAGTATTAGCAATTATGAGTTATATGTCTTTACTATGTATATTACGTTAATTTAGTTAATAATTTTAATTATATTAATGTCCATAATCACTATAGACTCTCTTATCTTCAGTATCTTCTGGTTTTTCTTCAACTAATTTCTTATAATCATCATGTCTTCTCTCCATCTCTTTAACACTAGTTTCGCATGAAGATTGTATTAAATAATTATATGAAGTAGAAACTGTTAATATTCCAGTTAATAAGAACCATATTGATTTAGAAACAATAAACTTTAATCTGACTAAATTTCTTAATTGTTCTTTCAACCCATTATCTTCACTATTTGCATCACTATTTAGTAAACCTCCCTTATCCATTTTCTGCCAAAAATCATCAAAACCAGCATTAGGATTTGGAATTTCATTAATTAAAAGAGATGGTTTATCATAAATTTTTGCTAAAGTCTCAGATAAATCTTTATCAGTTGTTTGTTCTTTAGACTTTAAAATTTTTCCTAAAACATCATTAATTTTGGCCAGAAGTGTTACACCATAACCAAATGTATTAGAAAATGGACTTAACCATCCGGGGAAAATTGTAATCATTAAATACATAATTCCAAATATAAAAACCCAAGGAAATAAAGTGTAAATAAAGGCACTTTTAGCATGAATTTCGCCACACAATCCTTTTGTTACCCACATATTAATTCCAAGTTGAATTATAAATAAAATAATCATATAACTAATAAATGCAGTTGCACTATGCTTTTCTTCTGTTTTATATTGAAAAATGAAGTAAGGAATAGTTAATAATATAAAAATTGATAATCCGACATTGGGACTAGGTGTAGCCATTTATAGATAATAACTATAATTTTTTTTAATTATTTATTTTATTAATGGAAATATCTAAACCACTATTGACAGAAATTACAACAAAATTTTATATAAAAAATTCTTTGAAAGAAGTGAGACAATTTAAGAATAAATATATAACAATATTTGTTAATATTGGATTATTTTTAGCATTTATTTCAATAACAGGATTTCTTTTATATTTTAAATATAAAGGTAAATTGACACCAGAAGAAAAAAGGATTAAAGAAAACCAAAAAAAACAATATCTTTTTGAAAAATTACATAGAATTTCTGATGCAAAAAGAAAAGAAAATCAAAATCTAATAACTGATTTACCAATTATTTAATTAAATAATTTTCTTTTAATAGTAATATATAATGACTACTATTAAAAAAAAATCAGATGCAAAGGTATCATTTGATACTGCTATTTCTACATATTATAAATTAAAAGGTCAATATAATAAAAAAGTAAATGATAAGGTGAGAGAGATATTTAAGTTAGATGATTCTCTTGAAGAAAAGCAAAAAAAATATAAAGATTTAAAACATAAATGTGTATTATGTGGCAAAACAGGTGGTACTATCTTCTCAGAAGATAAAAATATTTTAACTGCAAAATGCGGAAATTTGGAAACACCTTGTAGATTAGATATTCAATTACAAAAAGCAGATTATAATAATATTACAAAATCAATAGAAATTGATAATAAAAAAATTAATTTAATTAAGAATAATATTATAACTAGTAAATTAGATTTTTTATTTGGTTTTAAAGACCAAGCTGAAACAGTATCATTATTTGAAAAATTAAAAGAAGATTTAGTAAAAAATGTTAAAATTTATCAAACCAATACAAGTAAATATATTAATGCTATCTATAATATTGATAATAAACCTAAAATAAATGCTATGGAAAGTAAATTAAATAGTAATATTAATGTATTTAAAGAAAATATTAATAATTTTAAAACTACTGGAGAAACCTCTTATTTAAAAGATGCAGTTGAATTATATGTAAATACCATAGTAACATTAAATAAAGAACTAAGTGATAATAAATATAAAGAAAAAAAATTGTATGTAGATAAAGATATTGATACAGTTACACTAGTTGAAAAACCTTATAAATTATCAGATTTACAAATAATAGTTCCAGGAACAGAAAATAGAATAATAGCATTTTCTGTGTAATTTTACAATTATTTTACAATTATTTTATTTTATTAACATTATATAATGTTAACAAGATTTATAGATTTTAGAATATTTTTTATTAGTTTAGCAATTGGATTATTTTTTGTTTACTTATATAGACCTGAATCAACTATAATTTATGTTTATCCTACACCTGAAAATGTAGATAAAATACAATATAAGGACCATATTGGTAATTGTTATGAATTTGATGCAGAAAATGTTAATTGTCCAAAAGATAAATCTAAAATAAATACTATTCCTTCTCAAGAAATGGTATAGTTAATATTTTTTTTAGTTAATATTTTTTAATATATAATATAATTATAATTATAATATATAATATAATTATAATTATAATATATAATATAATTATATATGAAGCCACCATCATTAAAAACAATTATAAATAGTTACAAAGGTAAGGTTATTTTATCAATATTGTTAGGTTTTGGAATAGCAACTTTATTTAGAACAGCTTGTAAAGATAGAAATTGTTTAGTATTTCGTGCTCCATCTATGAAAGAAATTAAAGGAAAGGTTTTTAAATTTAATGATAAATGTTATCAATATACAGAAAAAAGTGCTACCTGTAATATTAACAAAAATATTTTAGATATCAAAAATAAATAATGCGTAATGATATTATATATAAAAAATTTTATATATAATAATGTCTTCCGGAACAACACAAATTGACCAATTACCTTCTAATCCAAATCCACAAGCTCCTCCAGCTCAACCAGTCGCTCAACCTCAAGCTCAACCTTTACCTGAAACAAATAGTAATAATGAAAATATAAAAATTCAAAATTATGGTCAACAATTAAATATGGAGCGTGAAACAAATGGTTCACAAGTTGCGCCAATTGATTATACATCGCAACTAACTAGTGTTTTAAAAGATGCACAATCATCTGGTGCTACAGTATTGCCATCAAGAGATATTCCTCAACAAACATTACAAATTCAACAAGATGTACAGACAAAACCTGATTATTTACCAAATTCAAAAGAAGCAGATTATATAGGTGATATTTTAGATAAAGAAAAAATAATATTAGAACAAAAGCAAAAAAATAATCAACATGATAATTTAGACTATATATATCAATCTATACAATTACCAGTTATAGTTGGAATAATGTACTTTTTATTTCAATTGCCTTTCATTAGAAAAAATCTATTAACATTTTTACCAAACTTATTTAATAAAGATGGTGTACCAAAATTGTCTGGATATATATTTAATAGTATAATGTTTGCACTATTTTATACCTTAATTGTTAAAGGAATTAATTATTTACAATAGTTGTCTAATTTTACAATTACACTGTTTACAAAATTCTAAAACCAGTTCATCATTATTATAATCATTTAAGTATACAATTTCTTTTATTCCAGATGATAAAAGTAATTTTGCACAATTTAAACATGGATAATGTGTTATATAAGCGATACAATTATTGCAAGACACTCCTCGTTTTGCACAGTCTGTAATAGCATTCTGTTCAGCGTGTACGGTAGCTACTTCATGTCCATCTCGTCTACAAGATTTATGTTCGCATCCTGCAATAAATCCATTATATCCTTGAGCAACAATTCTATTATTTTTAACTAACATGCAACCAACATGTAATTTTTGGCAACTAGAGCGAGTTGCTGTAATTTTAATTAGTTCTCCAAAATAAGTATCCCAATCTGGTCGATTATTCATATAATAAAAAATTCGTATGTTTTTATATAGTTTATTATTTTTACACTATATGAATAATAAACATAATAATTATCTTAATAATTATATAAATTCAGTTATAGAAAATAGAGATAAAAATAAATTTCCAAAAAAGATAAATTTAATAATAGATGGAGGGGCTTTTAATTGTGCATATATGGGTGGTTGTTTAAGCTATATAAAGCAATTAGAAAACAGTAATATTACAAAAGTGGGGAAAATATCAGGTTGTAGTGCTGGAGCGTTATTAGGAATGATGTATTTAACAGATACATTACATTATTTACCAATTTATTATTCTATTTTAGTAGAAAAAGTGAGAGAGAATGTTCAATTAGACAGATTACATAAAATAATAAAAACTCATGTTAAAAAAGAGCATGTAAGTAAGATAGATGGACGTTTATTTATTAGTTACTATAATGTAACAACTTTACAACATACTGTAGTATCAAAGTTTAAATCGCATTATGAAATTATAGACTGTTTAATAAAATCTTCTTTTGTTCCGATTCTTATAAATGGAAAGTTGGAATATAGAGAGCATTATTGTGATGGAATGTTACCTTATCTTTTTACAAACACTAAGATACCTAATTTATTTATTTCTCTCTTTACATTAAAAGATTTAAAATATGTGGTTTATACTAAAAATGATGTAGACATATATAATAAATTATTTGATGGAATAAATGATATAGATAATTTTTTTAGATACAATAAATGTAGATATTGTAGTTTTATACAGGATTGGAGTAATAAAGATTTTATTTATTTTAGATTAAGAGAGTTAATTTCTCTATTTATAATAATTTTAATAAAATACAATAAGGTGTTTTTCTCTCTAATACCAAAAATAATAAAAGAAAATAATATAATTAATAATATTTTAAAAATTATTTTAACACTGATTAAAGATATATTAAAATATAATATATTTTAATAATATATACAGATGAATAATAAAAATAGTATTAATAGTAAAAAGAAACACAAAAGATGGTCAAAAAAGTACAAAAAAAGTATAAATTGTAGAAAACCCAAGGGGTTCTCTCAACGTCAGTATTGTAAATTCACTAGAAAAAAGCAAAAAGGTGGACTAGCATTACATGCGTCTCAAAAAATATGGGTTTGTAGAGGTAATATTGGTTGTGCAAAAAATATAAATATTTATTAATTAATTTATTTATTTTTTAACTTAAAGAAAAATAAATAATACATCATTTTTGAACTTAAAGAAATAACCCAATAAATAATATTTTGTTTTTTGAACTTAAAGAAAATAAATAATATTTCACTTTTTGAACTTAAAGAAATTTTTTTTTCTGAAGTTTTTTTCAATTCTTTTTTTCACTTTTTAAAATTGGACATACTTTTTTTTGAAATTTTCGAATTGAGAATTAAAAAAAAAAAAAAAAAAAAAAAAAAAAAAAAAAATTAAAAA